GTGGGTGATGCAAGGTTTCGGCAGCGGCTGTTCGCGCGGCGGCGGCTTGCGCCTTGAATGGATAGTCGCAACGGCACCTGTGCATAACGCCACGCGGCAGATGATCAATTGCGTTCGATGACGACATGCGTCTGTGTAGAAGCACCACACCTACGCCACCCAGCTGGCCACGCCGCTGGTGTGTTCATCGTTGAAGACCAACGCCTTGCAAACCCGGCAAATCGTCTCAATGACTTCGTTGCGTGATGCAGTTTGAATTTCTGAAGCAAACACGGCGATGTCCACCGCTCACATCAAACATCGGTCGAGTCAGCGACTATACGAAGTGCTTGGGGGCTTGCAATTTCCAGTAATGCCACCGAAGTTTGGTCGCCTACTTGAATTGCAGGAATATCCCAATGCACACATTTTTGGACGTGGCGTAAAATGGTTATTGCCATGGCAGCACTGATGATCCAGCTCACCTATTCATCAACCATCAAGAGCTTGTAGTACGCTGGCATCGTCCGCATGGAAAGAGTGTTGATGTCCTAGTCTGCCTGGGAAAGCTCAAGACCTCGCGGACATTCTATTCAAGTGATTGGTTGTATCAGGAGATCGCCATGCCACGCATCGTGCTAAACGGTTGGGCTGCAACGCTCGTACTTACCGGGCTTGCCGTGCTCCCGCTTTCGTCCTGTGCTAATGCAGATACCGCGCGCACCGCTTCGACGCAGGAAGACCCCATGACTTCAGGAGCCAGCCCCATGCTTGACGAGATCTATGCGTCCAAAAAACCTGTTCGATTCGAACAGATCGATGTGAGCAGCATCGTTTCTAAATACGTTCCTTTGGGTACGCCGAAGGTGGCCGTGCTGGAGACATTCAGCAAATCGCCAACGTCAAAGATTGTTGAAGACACCACAGGCAAGGTGGTCGTCAGGGACAATAAGGGGCAGGCAATGCTTGATCCAGATGCACGTTCCGTCGTGATGACTTTTTCTTTGGATGCCGACGGCAAGGTGACACATGTCGACGCCGTCCACATCAAGAATCAGTAAGCCAACGGAGAATGTCATGGACGAGAAGATTGAGGTTGGATATCGCAATATTGGGGCTGCGCTGGGCAAGGAATATCATCACAAATTCCTTCTCTACACAGATAAAGAGGGCAACCAGCACACCATCAGCGGCTGGACCGGCGATGAGCAACCTGGATTGCCGTATGGCCGGATGCACGTTGAGACTAACCTGCCCTACAACCGGGCCAACCCCGATCATCGCGACAATCCGAATGCGGTTGGACAAAAGCAATATCGCGAAGAGATCACACACGGTGCGGACTTGTCGGGAACCTGGGCACGCATGGTCGCCAATGCCAAGAGTAAGGATGACAAGTATCCCTACGATCCCCAGTTGCAAAACTCCAACACACTGGCCGATAGCGTTCTGCGGGATGTACGCCTTCCGGAACCAAAGAACGATGGCGTTTTCGGCCACTGGGCGCCTGCATCGGGACGACAGCTCGACGAATCGATCCAGCCCTCGGTGCCAGGATTAGGTAACTCGGGACGTACCTTCAGTGCAGGTGGAGCCCCCCTCGATCCGCATCACGAAGCGCGGCTGCGCGACGACCCATTGTTCAAGCAAGCCTTGGCCGGGCTGGACAAGCTAGGCCCGGATGCAGGCGTCTACACCAACCAGCAAGACAAGGAACGCATTGCCGGTGCCCTGGCGGTCCAGGCCAAACTCAATCGCCCGCCGCTGCCTGAGATCCAGGACGTTATTCCCAATCACACAAACGGCAATATTTTCGCGACGTACAAGAATCCAGGAAATGACATGGATGTGTTGCGCACGCACGTGGATAAGGCCGAGGCCGTCAAGCAGCCCTTGGCCGAGAACCTGCAGAAACTCGAAGTTGCCAATCAACAGACCGTGCAGGCGTCTACGCAGGAGGCATCACGCGCAGTGGACCAACCAAGTCATGGTGCGCTTGGAATGCGGTGAACAGCAATTGGGAATACAGTCGTATCGCCTTGCTCCCGCAGCTCGCTGACACGACGCTGTTCCAGCCACAGTTTCAGGTTACGTGACGTGCCGGCGCTGGTTATTTGAGTCGCTTGTCCACCGGGGCAGGCAGCTCCAGCGGCAGGTCTAGCTGGACCGGGATGCCCAATTGCCGCAGCAGCTCGAACACCCGGCCCAGTTGCACGGTGTCCTTGCCGCGCTCGACATTGCCCAGCACCACATGGCTGGTGCCGGCCAGGGTGGCCAGGTCGCCCCGCCGCAAGCATTGCGGACTACGCGGACATAGGCGCCGAAGCAGACATTAGATTGGCTATTTCCCAGGTATACGCCAGGCCGAAACTAAAGCTGACTTTAGTTTTCGACTATCAAGCATTTGCTGTCGTGCAGGGCGGAAAAGCAGCCCGCGACCTGCTCAGTTGAATTGCCACACGACGCGAGATGCCTTGAACTGCCTCGACTGCACGTTGATCACTTGCGCTGCTCGCACCGCCCGCCGGAGATCCCACGGCAGGCAGATCGGATACGGTGACCAGACCTCGCGATTGCAGCACGCGACCAATCGGAACTGGCTACAGTCTTCGCAGGGCCGTACGCGCCCGCCTCATCCACCTGCGCTCCAAAGGATCTGCATGTCTCTGCATCGTCTTGTCCCCCGCCTGGGTCTGGCCGTTGGCCTGTTGTGCGCCTGCTGCGCGCACGCCGCCGCACCGGCAGCCCATCGTCTGCTGCGCGTCACGCTGGACGGGGCGAGCGATCAGCCCGTGTCCGGGCGCCTGCTGGTCTTCGCCACCCTGGCCAAGGACGCCCAGGCCGCGGCCCAGGACGGAAAGGACGGCAAAGCCGGCAAGGTGGATGAGGTGGATGTCAGCCCGTTCCGCCCAACGGCGG